TGTTAGATGCTGTGGTGTTGGAGCCAAGTGCCTGCCTTCCAATGCCAGTGTTGTAGCTTCCAGTATTGTTTTCAAGTGCATTTACACCAAAAGCCGCATTGCTATCACCAGAAACATTAAGTCTTAATGCCAATCCACCAAAAGAAACATTACCGCCACCGCCTTGGATGCTTTGAGATGATTGGTATCCAACGGCTGAGTTGTAAGCCCCAGAACTGTTAGCCGCCAAAGCACTTGCACCTACCGCAGTGTTGGTAGACACAGCACCTGCACCACGTCCTACTGTGAGTCCATTCAAAGTAGCATCAGAAGAACTTGTCAACGATGTAAACGCACCAGTTGCAGGAGTAGTAGCACCCACAGTACCATTGTGCGGGCCAGCCAAACCAGCGGCAGTCAGGGTAGTACCGTTAAATGTCAGGTTAGCAGAACCAGCCAAAGCGCCAGAACTGTTGAACTGCACTTGGGTAGTAGAACCACCGATAGCACCAGTGGCTTTAGAAGCCATAGTCTGCACTACGCCAGAGCTATCCTTGTAGAACAACTTGCCGTCACTGGTGTTAATTGCCAACTCGCCCTGCGCGAGGTTAGCCGCCAAGGGAACAGCCGAGGCTGTTGCACTTGAGTAATTTTGAATTGGCGTAAATCCGCTTTGTGACATTTGTGTTACTCCTTAGAATGTGCCGCCGGAGATGGAGGTAACTCCGTATCCCGATAGTGTAGTAGGTTTGCTTGTTAAATCTGCAAATGAACCAGAAAAAAGTGTTGGCTTATTTGTCAGATCGGCGTAAGAACCGCTGGTTGCCACAGTTGCTAGGCTCGATGTATTGGCCTTCAAAGCAAGCGCTGTATCTACAGCAGTCTTTGTGTAAGCGTCAGTAATACCAAACCCAGCAATTGTAGTGGGTACGCTAGACAATCCAGAGAATGGAATGTTGATGTTAGCTGTTCCGTCGAACGACACACCTGCAATCAAGCGGGCGTTCTGAAGCGCAGTAGCTGTTCCGGCGTTACCAGAAACAGTTGTAGGAGATGCGTGTACGTGGTCTGAACGAGCCGCTGTAGTAGCAGTTCCAGCAGCAGCCACACCCAATGCAGCACCTGCGACGGAACCCAATGACAACAGGCTAGGCTTGTTAATCAGGTCGCCATAATCACCCGAGGTGGCTACAGTCGCCAAAGAAGGCTTGCCAGTCAGATCAGCATAAGCACCAGAGGTAGCCACGGTGGCGAGGCTAGGCTTACCTGTAAGGTCAGAATAAGCGCCAGTAGAAGCTACAGTAGCGTAGGTGGGCTTGTTGGTCAGATCGGCGTAAGAGCCGCTTGTAGCTACGGTAGAGAGGCTGGAGGTGTTAGCCTTACCAGAGATCGCTGTAGTTACATAGGACTCGGTAGCCAGAGCCACTTCTTGAGAGGTCGGGCCAGCAACCCACTTGCCAGATGTTTCATCCCACAACAGACGCTGACGGGCCAAGTCGCCACGATCCACGTCCAAACCAGCATAACGCAGAGTTACGCCTGATCCGGCTTCACCTTTGTTAACGGTGATGATGTTGTCTTTAACGGTCAACACTGTGGAGTTCACAGTTGTTGGGGTGCCCGCTACGGTGAAGTTGCCCGAAACGGTTAGGTTACCAGAGATGGTCTGGTCACCCACAGTCGCTACGGTAGGGGCAGTCAGGGTAACTTGCGTAGCAGAGGTTACGCGAGTCAGAGCGCCTTGTCCAGAAGACTGGATCAGCACGTCACCGTTCTGGCCTGTGGTTTGGATAGTTGTGGAAGCTGCGGAGTCCAAGACCAAAGTACCTGTACCGCTAGTGGCGATACGCATACCCTGATTGTAATCAGAGGTAAAGGTAATGGTGTTGGCAGAAGAACCCAGAACAGGAACGCCGTCCACGTACAAGGTGTTAGCGTCAATACGCAGTTCTTTGGTGTAGATAGCGCCAAATTTCTTAGTAGCAGAGCCGATGTTGGTCACACCTGCCACGGATGGGAGGATGTCGCCGCTTACGGTCAGGGCTTTAGTAGCGAAGTCTTGCGAAGCAGAACCGCCAGCAGCAGCCACGGATGGCTTGTTGGTCAGGTCGTTATAAGAACCCGAGAACAGGCTAGGCGTACCAGTCAGGTCTGCGTAGTCGCCAGAAGTCGCTACGGTTGCCAGAGTAGGTTTGCCAGACAAGTCAGAGTACAGACCCGATGTAGCCACGGTAGACAGAGAGGGCTTGCCTGTCAGGCTTGCGTAAGTACCAGCGGTAGCAACAGAGGCCAAGCTAGAAGGATTAACGGGGGTGTAACCCAGAGCCGACTGGATAGAAGAAGTGGTCACAGAAGCGTCAGAACCTGCTGGGCCTGTAGAACCTGCGGGGCCAGTTGCACCTGTATCACCCTTGTCGCCTTTTAAGCCCTGTGGGCCTTGTGCGCCTGTAGCACCTTGTGGGCCTGTGGCTCCAGTATTACCAGTGTCTCCCTTTAGACCTTGAATACCTTGAGGGCCAGTAGCACCAGTTGGGCCAGCGGGGCCTGTTAAGCCAGTAGCTCCAGTAGAACCTGTGTCTCCCTTCAATCCTTGGATACCCTGTGCACCAGTAGCTCCAGTGTCACCTTTAGCGCCAGCAGCGCCTGTGGCTCCAGTATCACCCTTAACACCTTGGATACCTTGTGGGCCTTGTGCACCTGTTGCACCAGTAGCGCCGTTAGGGCCAGCAGGGCCTTGAGCACCAGCGGCTCCAGCAGCGCCTGTAGCACCTGTATCACCCTTTAACTGGGCAACTACGCCAGCGGGGAGTGTGGTGACGTTAGAGAGGTCTTTCGCTGCTTTATTGGAAACAATCGTTGTCAATGAGGAAACAGCCGACTCGTCGTTAGCCAACTGAGCAGCAATCTCTTCCAATGTATTCAAGGCAGCGGGAGCAGCGCCTACTACAGCGGCGATAGATGTATCAATCTGGCTTTGAATGTTTGCAGAAGTCAAAACCGAAGAGCCGTTTACAGTAATACCAGAGGTGTTGATGTGGACATTACCCACGTCAATCACGGTGGCCTTAACTTCAGGCACGTCTACGGAGTCAGGAGCCACCACCATCACTGTGCCGCGCACAGCTTCAGTAAATGTTAAACGGAAAGAGTTGGCGTCGATGTCTTGCTTGCCAACAGATACGATGTTTCCGTTCTGGTCTTTAACTTGAATCCAGACGTTGGTGGTTCCAAGATTATGAATAACTGTCCAAGTGCTAGAACTCAAGCCTTGTGAGTGAATGTAGGACAGTGTCTTGTGCGAAAAGGGATACCAAGTCTCTAGGCCGCCGATGTTGACGTAACCGTAGAGGTTGTTGTCCTTAATGAGGAAGGTACCAACTTTCGGGGTCGCGGGGAAGCCAGTCTCGTTGACCTGCATAACCAGTGCGCCATACAGGGCAAGGTCGTTATAGATTCTTGATTCCATTTAAATTCCTTTCGGGGTAATGCCCCTCATATATGCCGTGCCATGAGCAACCTTTTTCATCACTAAGAGCGTGTCGTAAGACTGGCTAATGAAATCCAATAGTTCTTGTTTTTTGACGACACCGATTTTGTACATTTCATATTTCTCTTGTACGTCATCGGCAACGCGGATTAGCCATTCACGAATTCTCTCAGCTTCGGTCACTCTCTAATATCCTCGTCTCAGCAGTTTCGTAAAACCGCTTTATCCATTCGATATTCTCAGACAACTGATCCCTATCATCTTCACCAAGTGGGTCTTCAATCAAATCCGCTAGATCACGAATCTCACTTTCAAGTTTTGAAAATGCGTCGTCCACGGTCTTTATGGAATCAAAATTAAAGTTTGGCAGAGCTTTCATAAGAACGGGGGGTGATTAGCCCCCCTCCTTAATTACACGGCTTTGGCGCTACGGCAGATCGCTTTGATCTTCAGAGCGGTAGACAAGTACACTTTAACGGTGTTGCTGTCTTGCTCTTCAACCGACACGATGTCGTTGTAGTACTTACCGTTGGCACGCTCAACTTGCACGCCCACGTCCACAAAACCGTTGTTCAGGTTGTGGGTGATGGTGTGCACGGTAGCAGCAGAGCCAGCTTGGAAAGTGAACACGGTAGCGTTGTAGTCGCTACGGATAGCTGTGTCGGCGGCTGCACGAGCAGTAGCCTCAGCGCTTACAGCAGCTTGACGGTCAGAGATTTCTGTGTCAATACGGCCACCCAAAGCAACTTCAGCAGCTTGAGCGCGGCTGATTTCGCTGTTCAGGTCGCTACGCAGGGAAGCGTCAGCGGCAGAACGGGCAGATGCTTCGGCAGTAACTGCGGCAGCGCGGGCTGTGGCTTCAGCAGAAACGGCAGCTTGGCGGTCAGCAATCTCAGTGGTTAAGTCGGTACGCAGACCAGCTTCAACACCTTCTGCACGGCTCTTTTCAGTAGCGATAGCAGTGGCGTTAGTTTGGTCGCCAGACTGACGTGCAGCAATTTCTGTGTTCAGGTCAGTACGCAACGATGCATCAGCAGCGGCACGAGCGGTAGCTTCGTCGCTAACGGCTGTTTGGCGGTTGGTGATCTCAGCAGACAGATCAGAACGCAGACCGGCTTCCACGCCTTCGGCACGTGATTTCTCAGTGGCGATTGCAGTAGCGTTGGTTGTGTCGGCAGCTTGACGAGCGGCTGTTTCAGCAGTCAGATCGGTGCGGAGGCCAGCCTCAACGCCTTCAGCGCGTGACTTCTCGGTAGCGATAGCGGCTGCATTGGTAGCATCACCAGCGGCGCGAGCAGTAGCTTCAGCAGAGTCAGCGGCGGTACGTGCAGCAGTTTCAGCAGTCAGGTCTGTACGCAAGCCAGCTTCCACGCCAGTAGCGCGGGTAACTTCAGCAGCAATGCTAGTTGTCAGAGTCTGCTCAGCAGCTTGAGCGCGAGAGATTTCGCTAGACAGGCCAGCGTTAACTTCGTTGATGGCACCAACCAGAGTTGACTTTTCTGTAGTAGTCAGGTTGTTCAGGTTGCCAATCTTGCCGTTAGTAGCGCCTTCAACAGTGGTCAAACGTGAGTCTAAAGCAGAGTCAGCGGCAGCACGTGTAGTGGCTTCTGCGCTAACAGCGGCTTGGCGATCAGAAACTTCAGTAGTGATGCGGCCAGACAGGGCAGTCTCAGCAGCGGTAGCACGGGTAACTTCGCTGTCCAAGTGTGTCTGGACAGTGTTAATCATGCCTTCGATAACGTTTACGATATCAGGGTTGTCTTGGAGGGCGTGGGCCAACTCAGTGATGGTGTCCAAGAGAGCAGGAGGGATACCACCGAGAATGTCAGCTTTAGTCTGGTCAATTTTAGAATTCAGAGCAGCTTCAGCAGCAGTAGCACGTGTAACTTCGGCGGCAACGCTAGAAGTCAGAACGCCTTCAGCGGCAGTAGCGCGAGCAGCTTCAGCAGCAACAGATGCTTGAACAGCGGCCAACTCAGTAGCAGCAGACTCAGCGTCCTTGATGGTGCGAACAACAACAGCGCCAGAGCTGTTCAAAGAAGAATAACGAACTACTTTGTCAGTAGAGTTGAACCATACACGACCAGCAGCAACGGGGCTGGGGTCAGCAGATAAGATTTCGAGGTTGAGGTTTTCTACGTAGGCACCAGCCGCGAGGGTAATGCCGTGAAATACTGGAAAATTAGCCATGAGTCACTCCAAAATTAGGGAATTAGTTTTACAAATTATCGTTACACGACACGACTCACGCAGACAAAATCTTACTTCAAAAACCGACGAAGAACAAGCAGTTCTTGATCAACTCTCAAAGCATCAGACCCTGCGTGTTTGACTCGCCATTCGGTCTCAGAGACCTCACTGCTAAAGTAAAATTTTTCGTCACGATAGGTTTGAAGCACCGCGCCATGAGCTTTCATGTACGCAGCCAAGTGAATATCACGTTTTAAAACAACAATGTCATAGGTCATAAGGAGAACACTACGTTTACCGAGCCAGCAGTAGGCTCGGTCATGTA